CGTTTAATTTCAACAAACGGCAAATCAGACTTCTTAACATCACGCGTAATAGGGAATAAAGCCTTACTAACGTCTTCAAAAGATTTGTCAACGTCGTAAATTTCTCCACCAACAGAACCGGCAGTCAATTGACGCCGATTCATAGTAGTGGTAAGGCCTTCCTTAAGCGGTGGATACAAAAACTTAGGAATACCAACCATGTCCAGAGTTTTCGGTAAAGTGTTATTAGCACTATCAGTGTATTCACCCAAATTAGTATTCTTGTAATTAGCAACCGTAGCAGACAATGCTTGATTGTTCTTTTTAACACGGTAAACTATAATAGTAGCTTGACAAGGCGAGTCGCCCTTGTTGGAAAACTCATAAGTGACTTTACCCTTGTTAAAAACCATATCATATCCCTGACGCAAGTGAGTCAAACCCAAACTAGTAGGGTGAGGGTTTGCAGCATCATTACTTTCGTAAATAGCACTTTGACGTCTAAATTTGCCCTTTTCAAAAGCAACATTTTCCTGAACTAACAAAGGATCATTAGTAGTAGGAACCCAAGGAGTAGATCCAGTACCATCCGTCTTGTTATAAAACGCACCACTGGTAAGAAACTTTAACTTGTTCATCTTAAAAGCAGTATCCTCAAAATGAGGCCTACCCATAGGATGAAACCAAGTACTGTGATTGAGATGAGGCCAATAAGGATTCTTAGAATCAGATGCCGTCTGCACATTGCCAGGAAGAGTCTGAGCACCGGCAACGGGATAAAGAACGTTTACATCAGGTACATCTAAATATCTATGAGGATGATTATCATCCCCAAGACAATGACGAAAACACATAAACGTAGTTGTACGTTTACCCTGGTCACTCGACATAAACCCACTAAATTGATATTTAGCAACAGCCTGGCCAAAAGCATGCTGAAGCATATTAGCAATCGATTCTTCATGAATACGAGATTTACTTATAGTTTTGCCCAAAACTAAAGACAAACCCCCCATACGCTGCTGACCCTGAGCAGGGATAATATAAGAATCTAAAGAGGTTTTACATCTTTTCCTACGCTCAGTAGCATCAACGTCATCAGGGCTAGCATCGCGTTCATATTTTGTGTTATTTGAAACATCATATACAGTTGTTTGGGGATCAACTGCCATGCTATTGTCATCATGCATATCGTCTTGGTAACCTCCTGCAAGTCCTGCCATTCTTGATATATTATCTTCACGGGAAAGAAGTGCTAATTCTTGTTGTCGAGCTTGATACTCTTTAGTATTCTCCAAAGCAATTCCTGTAGCTGCAGCAGCTAATGTCGAAGCCAACGCAAAGTCGCCAATTAACACAGGGAGAATCGACATGAATTAATGAGTAGTTAAAACCTTTACAGGAAAACCCCACTTAAGGGGGAACTACAAACAAAGGAGCAATAGCAGGAGGTTCATCAGCATCGTCTCCAAAGCGTCGAACTTCAGTAATGCGACGAAGGAGTTGAGCAAGAGAACCTTCACTACGAACCTCAAGATCAGCGTAAAGAACGTCAGGAGATTTCGGGCAAGTAATATAGATGACGCTAGCGCGAAACTGGACATAACCACCCTTAACCTCCACCTGTAGAGGGTATCTATCAAGCAGACGTAGTAAGTAAGAGAAGGGGAACCAAGAACTGCGGTAATCGTCGAGCAAAATTGTGCTTTGCCCGCGGTAACCATCAAACCAAGAGTTCCCAGGGGGCTTCACATAGAGGTCTTCGTCTCCGACTGCTTCGTAAACAGCATGGCTCTTTCCGGTGCCAGTGGATCCGTAGAACCAGTACACCCGTGGTGGTTGAAATACTCCTCCTGGCTCTCGTACACGGGGCTTTGCGTGAAGAGCGGATTGGAGGGCAGTGAATCCACGGTGGTACTTGACAAAGGTATCGGGGAAATCCTGCGCAATGGTGGAGATTTCGGCGCCATCTGCGATAGCTCGTGCAGCGCTGTGGATGTCATTGCGCGCGCCCTGTCCACGTCGTTCAGGGACCTCCTCAAAGTTGCCAAGCTCTGTATAGCCAAATCCAGCTTCAGGATCTCGGGATTCTTCTTTGGAACAGTAGGCTCTACATTGGTCTTTGGTGCCCTTGGCAGCCTCAAGATGAACGGCTCGCATTCGCTCCGTTCCAAACACGGTTTGCTTAACTCCCCGGAGTGTCCTGGGGGTGGTGAGGCATAGGTATCCTTGGAGATGTCGAGTCCCTGAGGTAGGTGCCAATTCTGGCTGGTAGCAGAAGAAAGTACACCATTCGAGTGCTCGTCCCAGGTACTCTCGGTCTGCAGGGAGGTAGTTGTTGAGGGTAAAGACATATTCACGTGTGCGTTGCGTCATAAAGAGTGCTTATGACAACCTTCTCGAAGTGAATTTGCAATTCGGGGGACCTTTCCCACATTCTAGAACAACAAAGAAGGTGCTTGGTACTCCGGCGCACGTATATGTTGGGGGCGTTCCCCCCCCAAACCCCCCCCTGGTACTCCGCCCTATAGACCGTCGTACGCAGTGTGGGAACTTTCCCACATGCAGAAGTTGTGAGGGTAATACTAACCTCACAACTTCTTACATGTGGATTATGAGAACCATAAAAGAAAAATTACAAGCTAAGCGTTTTAGAGCACGAGCTTTAGCAGGTAAATGTTCCTGTAAGACATGTTACAATTCAATATTTAATAATTACATAGCCAAAACATCAGATATTAACATAATTTATGATTTCGTTTTAGCAGAAAAAGCGAGACCGTCAACTAACGACGAAAAAGGCGTGGCTTACGCGACCTATTATAACTCGCCTTATAGGGCTTCTTGGGCAAAGACACCATAACAGCAGCCCTCTGAGCTGCCCTAGCCGCAGCAGCAGCCTTCTTAGCAGCAGCCTTAGCCTGTGCAGCTAACACGGACTGGCTACGAATACGCTTGTTCGAATAAGAACCATTTTTACGATATAACCTCGTCATTTCTTTCTATTTCAATTTCAATTTCGTAACCAAATAACTTACAAATGCAACTAACTAGTCTTAGCATATTTGTGAATAGTTAATTAATATATACATAAAAAGGGGAACTATGCGCCCACTATAGACCATACTGGCTCGCACTAAGAGTATGAGAAGAATTCGTAATATAGGCATTACCATCATACCAATCAGGGGCCCCTGCAAAGCGCAAATAGCCTTCGTAAAACCCTTGATTTACCAAATACAACTGAGTAACCATGACAAATTCATACATTTCGGGTGGACCAGGTGGGGTACCAGCAGAAGCAACCATAGCATCCCAAGTAGAACCCCACCATGGATTGCGAATTAAAATACGTCTATTATTGCCTGAAGGACCTACAGCATAAACTCCCAAATTATTATACGGAGCCATAGTGCTGTTGTAGATAGGCCACCCAGAACCTGTTTGATAATACGACCAATTAACAGTATCCAAATAATCTACAGCAGGCTGTGTATCCTAGGTAAGAGGAACTTCCGCCGTTCCACCGGTAGTACGCAACGCAGACGCCAATGGCAATACAACAGTAGGCTTCTCGCCAGTAACCAAAGGAGTTTTGCCATTAAACTCATAACTGCGCCCAATAGTGCGAAGCTTCTGCGAAGACTTCTGAAACATAGCAGCACTAATATGCTCCTCATAATAAGCACGCCATTCAAGAGAACTAGGCGCTATAATATCGCCTAAGCGATTAGGTGCTATGCCATTCAACACAGTTCCATAACTACGAGTAGCCTTGATACCGTGAATAGATAAACATACAATATAGGAATGCTCATCCAATATTCCTTCAGTAAGATCCCCTGTATCGTTTAGTGCACGAGTAGTATCCAATGGGTCGTAACGATCACCGCCAAATTCAATATTGACGTTTCTACGACCACCAGAAGCCATAGTAAAATCAATACGTTTAATTTCAACAAACGGCAAATCA